GCGGTCTTCTGATTGAACGCCATGGAGCTGAACTCGACGTTGATGTCAGCGGTGCCTTCCAGATCCTCCGCCGTGGCTTTGACACTGACCGGACGGCCCGCCACGCGGGACGCCACCACGTTGTCCACATAGGCCTGCACATGCAGCCAGAGCAGGTGAATGATCTCCTCAAAGGACATGATGGCGCTTTCCCCCAAGTCCTCAAGATACACCCGGCGGCTGTCGGGATCGACTTCCTTGCCGCGAACAAAAAGGCTGTTCACGTCCTGGCGGATCATCTCCATGGCTTTCAGCGCGCCCAGATCCACGCCCGGCACCTCCAGGAAGCGGGAACTGGTGCCGCTGGTGCCGGTGTTCCGGGAACGCGGCAGCTCCGAGCCTGGGGCGATCCGGCTGCCGTCGCCCATCGCCCGTTCATAGGGTGGGAAACTGCACAGCTCCGCCATCGCCACGGTGCCGTCTTTGATCTTCTTCAAGCCGAGCTGCTCGGTGAGCACGATCTCAGGAATGCCGCGTGACTGGATCATCAGCGCCGCTGGCTCGCGTGCCTCCGCCACAAACGGCAGCTCGGCCACCTCACAGCACTCGTGCTTGCCCAGCAGCTCCGGCACATGCGGATGCACCAGCGTCTCGTAGCAGGCCGGAATGCCCGCCTTGTTCACCGCCTGCCGATACACAGTGAGGATCTGAAACATGGGCGCGTTCTGGTTCTGCTGCCGGTCGTAACTCAGGCCGATGCCCACGCCATTGAGCAGCCAGTCCGGCTGGTTCATGCTGCCAGACATGAGTTCACTCATGCCTTTGTTCGGCTGCTGAAGCACGGCCTCCAGCCAGGCGGCGCTGCACCCTTCCTGCTCACAGCGGATGCGCAGGTCCACCTCACTCAGCCATTCTGCCTCAAACCACCACGAGCACTTGCCCTCCGGTCCCAGGTCCATGCTATGCCCGCAGTTCACCCACGGGATGCGCGCCTTGATCACCGGCGTGCCGCCGGTGCCGCGTGCGGCGTAGTAGGTGGCGGTGCCGGTCTTGGCCAGCGGCGTGATGATGCGCAGCGCCTCTTCCTTCAGCAGGGTGGGGTCCATCTTCATGAGGAGCTGCATGGCCTCCCACTTGCGCTCCTTGGCGTTCAGCAGTTCCTCCACTTCCACGGCGGCGCTGTCCGCCAGTTGCTGCTGCCATTCCACCGGCAGTTCACCATTCATCTCAGGAGCCTGCGCGTTCATCTGCGCGGTCTTCTCCTCCATCAGAAACATCAGCAGCCGCTCGCGTGTGATCTCGATGGGCTTCAGGCGCTTCACGTCACGCCAGTCGATCTTCATCACCCCGTAGCCGATCTCCTCCACGCAGGTCATGAACAACTTCAGGTTCGTCTTCAGACTCCGCTTCACCTGGTTGCGGTAAAATTTCAGCACGTCGTTCCAGGTCTTCGCCTTGCCGCTGTCCTCGATCTCGTTCTGCGGCCCGATCTGCACATTGCCCGCCCGGATCGCCGCCATGCGCGTGCGCACATGGTCCGTCACGATTTCCTCCGCCAGTGGCACGCGGGTGTCGATGGCCAGATCCCAGGGAAAGGCGTCCACCCCATGCTTCATGCCGTCATCCGCCTGCACGCCCTCCTTCAGGCAGCGCCGGGTCATGTGCGCGCGGGCGATCTTGTCAAAGGCTCCGAGCTGCTGGGCGGTCTCCACCGCGTCCTTCACTTCGCGGATGATGTCTTTGGCGGCCGGCATCTGCCGGGGTCCGAGTTTGGCGATTCGATCAGGCGAGTTCATGATGTGGCTTTGGCTGGTGCGGGGGTTTCCCGCATAGGTTCGAGCAGCTCCTCCACGCGATGCCTGTCGTAAGCCGCCCATTTGCGTCCCTGAAAATGACGGCGAGGCAGCAGCGGGTCATCACCCCCAATCCAAAGATTCAGGGTGTATTTGCCATCGGACCCGAGGCAGGATTCAATCATGCGCTTGACATCTCCGTATGTCAACCAGCGCTTGTTCGGCGTGTGTGGTGGGGTGCTCATAGTCTTTGATAGCGGCGGATTTCACGGGCGGCGGCATCCCTCACCCCTCTGAGATGGGAGGATTCTGAAAACAGGGCCTCGATCTCATCCCGCAAAGTCAGTTTTTGGATGAGGCGGTTCTTGAAATCAAAGGAGGCAAGCGCCAGCCCCAAGCCCGAAGCTTCAGACCTTCGTAGAAACAAGCGCCTGCGGTTCTCTCGTGTCGCTTTCCAATGTTCACCGTGAGTCATCCATTGGCTTGTATGAAACTCTTTGGCGGGTGGTTTTGGTGGCGGCTCTGCTTTGGGCGGTTTGCATAGCTCCGGCTCCTGATAAGACGCCCGCTTTCTCCAGGCCAACACATCCAGATAATTCATCTGCACGCCATCCATGAAGGGTGCATACACCAGATAATTTACATGGATCGTCCAGCGCTTCACTTCTCTCCAATCATCATAAATGTATCCAAATCTTTTTCTCTCGAGATGAAACAAGTGACGCCTTCCACACATGAGACATTGCCAGCCAACGCCCTTGTCACATTCAAAACGCAAGCGCGGCGACCGCTCGCCACAGTCGCAGGTGATGTTCATTGTTTGCTCTGTTTTCATGGTTCAAGAAAATCCCCGGCCAGTCCTGCCCCGCGGGGTGCTGTCCACATACTGCTCCAGCCACGTCATGCCGTAGCGCAGCACATCCGGCGCTTCCTTGGCCGCCTGATCATCGGTGGGCGGTGAATCCTTCCCGTCCGGGATGGCGTAGGTTTTGACGCCGAAGATCGTGTTCACGCAGGTGTCCACCACCAGCAGGCCGGGCAGGCCGCCGATGTCATCCACCAGCGCGTCCTGGATGCGCTCGATGCCGTCGCGCGCACTGCGGCCTTCATACGCCTCCCACTGATGCGCATGCTCCTGCTCCGCCAGCACATCATGCACCTTGCGGATCGTGGTCGCCCCGCGGGTCACGCTGCCCAGCCAGTTCTTGTCACCGATGAACGCGCTCGGCTTGGCAAACTCACCCTCCAGCGTCAGATCCTCGATCACCGCGCCGGGCTGCCCGCTCTCACTGACTTGGTGCCACTCCAGCTTTTGCGTGATCGTGTCGCCGGTGAAGGCTCCGCCGCTGGCGGCGAAATCCTGGAGCACGTCCGCCAGCATGGACCAGATCAGGTGCGTGTAGTCACGATACGTCCATCCGATCTTGGTCCGCGCGATCTTGCCTTTCTTGCCGTTCACTTTCACGCCTTCATCATCTGGCAGCGCCCATGGGCCGGGGTCGATCTCCTTCACCTCGCCGCCGGGCTGTCTGATCCACATCTTCACACCGGGGCAGGGCCATTCCTTCAGCACCCAGTAGCGGTTGCTGCGGTCCCACATGACGATGTGGATGAACCACGGCTTGCTGTCCGCACCATCCGCCACCACCATGATCGTGCCGTGGCGCGGCACATCCTTCCAGCTAACCACATGCTTGGCAGCGGAGAAATGCGAGAACAGCACCTCATCACTGCGCCCCACCTGCCCATACAGCACCTTGCGGATTTCCTCCTCGGGTGCCTCGCGATACATCTTGCTCAGTGCCGGATAGGAAAACACCGCCTTGTTCTGGCTCGTGTGCAGAAAGCCCACCAGGCACAGCGGGTCCGCTGGAAAGCCGATGACGGGCACGCGCGGGTCCGTGCAGCCCGGCTTGTCCACCAGCTCCGGGGCCACGCGCATGTATTCCTCGGGGAACTCCGCCCCGGTCAGCAGACTGGCGGCCATGCTGTTCCAGCCGTCTTTCGGCGTGTAGCTGTTCAGGATCACCCCGAGCATGAGCTGCCCCAGCTCATAGGGCGTGGGCCGCTCAAACTCCGGCGTGCCTGCCTTCTTCAGCTTGGCGTAAAGCTGCACCATCAGCTCCCGGTGCCAGCGCTGCCGCGTCGGCACACAGCCGGAGGTGGCGCGCTCTCTCAGCGTCTTCATCAGCGCGGGGTTCTTGCCCTCATCCAGCCAGGCCAGGGTCAGCTCGATCCCCTGCATGACGTGCGTGTCTTCATCCTCGACCTGCGTTTCCGCGCCAAACTCACATTCACCACCGCTCTCGAACTGCTCCCCCGTCTCGATCTCCACCACCTGGAATTGCAGAAAGCGGTCATCCGTGAATTTGCCGCCGGAGAATTTTAGCTTGGTGTCAGGCGTGGATTTGATCGCCCCCTTCTCGCTGCCCGTCGTGTCCGACGGCATGAAGAACTTCATCGGCCGCTGTTGCAGCTTTGGGCTCTTGTCCATCTTCGTGCAGGCCGCAAAAATGCCGCTACCCTTGCGCTCCTGTCCGCGCTTTTTCACCCGGAAGTAAAGCCAGTGACACACTGACAGCATGGCAAACAGCCAGCTTTTCCCGGAGCGGATGCCGCCGCTGAGCCAGAGCACCAGCGGATCACCCGGATTCTCCACCCGTTTGCGGCACAGCTCCCGCAGGATCAGCCAGATGTCATCCGCCACAAAGCCCTTGGTCAGCGGCTTGTCACCCATCAGCGCCAGATCCCGCTCACGCTCCGCCAGGATGCGCCGCGCCGCCAGCAGCAGCCCGCGCTCGTCCGCCGGTCGCGACTCATCGCCCTCGATCTCCACCTCTGCCGCCACCAGCAGGTCTTCCAGCGTGTAAGGCGGCAGCAGATCCGACTCCGTTTGCCGCGTCCACAATTCCTCATTCGCAAAATCCTCCAGGATGATTTCACGATCAATGTCGATGTCTTCGATGTCAGGCATGTTTCCGGTTTTGGGGTGGCTATGTGGAAAGTTGTTCGGGATATTCCCTGTTCGGCTCACGAATGGAGTCCTTGAGTAGCTTGAGCGTGCAAACGTCACCGTCTGCCAAGTGTGCATTTTGCCTCAGCGTGACTTCAATGGCATCCTTGAGCCTCAGTCTTTCGACATTCTCTTTCATACACAGTTCGCGCCAGTAGGTCACTTGATCGCGCAAAGGGCGGCGACGAAGCCGAACAATGGCACTGCTGCCAACCTTCGGGGCGGGTGTAGTCGTTTCTGGATTCATTGTTTTTTGGCCGCCCCTTCGGTCGGCAGAGTTGGTTCGTTCGCGAAAAGCAGTCGCACACTTGGCACTCCTTGCCCTCATGCCCAGCGGCTACGAGGTTCAGGTGCCAGATCAGGCGGCGGATTGCATCTCGGTCGCTTTTGAGTTTCGGGCGGTAGTCGAGTGTCCGGAATGCTGCCTTGCCTCCCGTGTCGAGGTTGCGCGTGTGGACTCGCACGCGGCCATCCTCGTAGAGCGTCAGCCATTGGTCAGGGTTCGTGGCAGCGCACGAAATCGCCGAACCTGACGATGGAGAGGAACGCTTCGGGCGGCGGAGTTTTGGAGTGGTTTTCATTGTCTTTTTTCGCCCTTCGCGTCCCTCATCTCATCGTGCCCCGCCTTGAGCACGCGCAGGGTTTGCCGTGCGAGGTGTTCAGAGAAGGCAGGCGGTATTGCCTCCACGAGTTCAGCGCGATTCGTCCAGTCTATCCCCATCGCTTCACGCGCCATCGTCATCGGCGCGCAGTTGCCGGCCACGCTGATGAGTGTTCCGGGTTTCCAGTGTCCGGCCTTGCTCGTCGGCGTTTCGTGCTTTGGATGCGGCGGCACAGTCAGCGGCACGTTGCTCTCGAAGATTCGATGCCGATAGGTTGCCAGCCCGAACATTGCACCGCAGAGCATCACCGGATTTTCGAGCGGCGCACCGACCACGTTTTCGATTATCCACGGGCCGCCCCACGCTTTCAGTTTTGCGCGAGTCGCGGCGATGAGGCTCGGATATTTGTCGCGCAGTCCTTCGCGGCAGCCACTCATGCGGCTGTGATTCTGACACGGCGGAGACGCCCACACGAAGTCATAGCCGGACAGGTCAGCTTCGAGCGCATCGCCCTGGACGAACGCGAACGGATAGTTTGGCTGGTTCACGATGTCCACGCCGGTCACGTTGTAGCCAGCGCGGTGCAGTCCCATGCCTGCACCGCCAGCGCAGCAGAATAGGTCGAGCGCACGGTAAAGGCGGGGAACCAGTCCTTGCAGAGAACCCGGCCTTCGCGTCGTGGGTGAAATCGTGGCGTTCATTTGGCCGGGTCTCTGAAGTCTGTTCTGCCCTCTTGCGAGAGCGATGCGGTAATTCATTTCGAGCGCCATCCAGACGTGAGCCGGAATGTTGAGCGCGTGTTCAAGCTCCAGCGCTGTGTGCTCGGTGATTCTCGCCTTTGCGTGGATGATCTCGTTGATCGTCTTGATCGGCCTGCCCATCGTTTCAGCCAGCAGCGTTTGCGAGATGCCTTTCGCCTTGAGAGTCTCGCGCAGGGTGTCCCCTGGTGGCGTAGCGTAAGGCAGAACCACGGCACGGCTGCCAACCTTCGGGGCGGGTGTCGTTTTTCGTGTTTTCATGAGTCAGTTGCCGCCCCTTCGGTCGGCAGAGTTGGGTCGTTCTGTGAACTCAGCCACTCGTGGCCGGCATCTTGTGCGGCTGTCCACTTTCGGCGGGCTTCCATCATCGCTTCGTGCGTGCAGTAGGCGTCCATTTCTTCGCGTGCGACTTCCTCGTCGCCCCATTCCCTCTCTACTTCGCGGCGGATCGCCATGAGATCGTGCGGGTATGGATTCGCCAGCAGAGCGGCCACTATTTCCGCAGCCGTCGCCTGACGCTGGTCGTTAGCGCCAAGAAGTGCGCGCCATTGGTTGATTGTGATTCCGTGACTCGCGTCGTTTATTCCGTGGTAGCTCAGGTAGATTGAGCCGTCGTTTCGTTGGTCGAATCGTAGGATACACTCACCCGGCCAGTTTTCGGGGATTCCTTTTGCGACAGCCACAAAAGGCGCTAACAAGGCGTGCGAGGCAACGCCGGTAACGTCTGTCTTGGATTCGGTGCTCATTTTCGGCGTGCCTCCACTTGATCGTCCAGTTTGATTTCCTCATTTTGCGAAAGCGGCTGCACGAGCACCGCCTCCTGCGCCCCGGCCCGTCGCTCCGCCAGCCTCCGGCCCATCTCCTCACGGCGGCGCTGCGTCTCTGTGTCCACCGTGATGCTGTGCTCGTGCTTGACGATGACCACCGCCGCGCCGCCCTGAGCGTTGAGCGTGTCGCGGCTCAGCTTCATCGCCATCGCCGCCGCGCCGAGCAGATCCGCCTTCGTCGCCTTGTCTCCCAGTTCGGAAACCTTGTCGATCATCTCCGCCTCCAGCAGCTCCAGCTTCAGCTTCTTCAGATCGCGGAATTTCGTGATGCCCAGGCGCGGATCATTCTGGATCATCACCCCGATGAGCCGCCGCATGGACTTCTCAGTGATGCCCTGCGTCCCGTCCGCGTTCTTGCGCAGCGGCGCATAGTCGTGGGCCAGCCTGGACACATTCAATTCCAAGCCCAGGATGCACTCCAGCACCGTTTCATAAGTCTCCGGGTCAATCCGCTGCCAGTCCTCATTCGTCCGCCGCCGCCCCGGCACCGACACAGTCGGCACCTCCAGCCCCAGCTCCGTCGTCACCACGCGCGCACCCTCCGGCATTGGCAGCGGCTCCGTCGTCATTGGGGGTTCTTCAGGGCTCATGATTCAGAGTTTTGTAGTTCCGCCTTCAGGCGGTCTGGGTGATCGGGCCGGAGAATAAAATGGGGCGTTCTTTCATGCGTGTTGTTGGTTAGGGGTAATGAGTTAATCGCCAAAGACCGATTCGGTTTCCATCCGTGCGGCGCTGACATGCTTGCTGGCAGGCTGCTTTCTCGGTTTCGCGGTGTAAGTGCCCATCTGCCAGTCCCGGCTGTCACTGCTGTTGAGCTTGGGCATCCGCGTGCTGAAGCGGGTCAGTTCCCCCACATAGCGCACTTGCAGCTCTGGCGTCGGCCCGCGCCGGTTCTTGCGGACAAACAGCATGGCTTTCTCCTCGTAGTCCTGGCGCGCAAATCCGCCTTCGTCTTCAGCATACTTCAGGCCGTCGCTCCACAGTTGCGGACTGCGATCCCGGCGCGGCTCGATCTGGTCACGCCACGCTTTTTGTTTGTCTTCAGTGAGCCGGTGCCACTTGGCATATTCATCCTCACGGTGCAGAAACAGCACATGATCGGCATACTGCTCGATGGCGGCGCTGCCGGCCAGGTCTGCCAGCACGGGCGGTTTGCCTGGGTTCTTGTCAGAATCACGGTTCATCTGCACCAGCAGGAAGATACCCAGATGGTGCTCCTTCTTCAAAAATTGCAGGGTCTCCATGACTTCAACCAGTCGCATCCTTTCATCTCCCTGAACCTTCGGGTTCACGGACTTCACCAGGTGCAGATGGTCCACCATGATCCAGCGGATGCCGTGCCGCCGCTTGGCCAGTTGCACCTGCGCGCGCAGATCTGCCGTGCTCACCGCCGCGCTGGCACAGACCAGCAGTGGAGCTTGCTGGAGCTTGCGTGACTGCACGCTGATTGCCGCGTGATCCTCACGGGAAAAGTGGCCGGTGATCGCCTTGCTGGTGTCCACGCCCGCCGGGCCAAGCACAAGCCGGGTGTAAAGTTGGTTGGCTGACATTTCGATGCTGAAGATCAGCCCAGGGCATCCCATCTCCACCGCCAGATGATTGGCGATAGTGCCCGCCATCGCCGTCTTGCCCATGGCCGGGCGGCCTGCGATGACGCAGATTTCCCCCTCAGCATCATCAATGCCGTGCAAAGTCTGATCAACTTCGTGGATGCCGGTCGTGAGACCGAGCACTTTCCCGCGATTGTCGATGGTCCGCTGCAAGTGATCAACCCAGTTGGCCACGCCGTCCTTGGCGGTCATGGCACCCTCGCGGCTCTCCCCCAAAGACTGCGCCGCCTCAACCAGGGAGAACAGGCGCGACTCGGCGGCCGTGATCATTTCCACCACATCGCTGTCATCCTGTTCGCCTGCGTTTTGCGCGCCATCGGTGATCAGCGCCGCCGCATGGATGAGCCTGCGCAGCAGCCATTTGTCCATGACGATCTTCAGGTAATGCACGAAGTGGCTCGGGCTGGGCACGAACGTGAATATCTCCGTGATCGCCGCCGGGCCGCCGCAGCGTTCCAGCAGGCCTTTGTCACGCAGATGGTTCGTCAGCAGCACCGGGTCCAGAGGCTTGTTGTCGTCTGCCAACTCCAATAGACCACTGTAAATCGTGCGGTTCGCCTCATGGTAAAAACCATCCGGCGGCAGCTTGTTGCGTGCCTCTGTCATGCGGCCTTCAGGATCTTGAAGCAGGCTGGAAATCACGCCTTTCTCTGCCTCATCCGAGAACGGCAGCGCTTTGTTGATCGAAGCCAGCAGCTCCTCCGCCGTGGCCTGCTCGTGGCGCTTCCTGCCGAAGGGATTTTGCGGTGCCTGCTCGCTCATGGTTTCGCGCCCCCTTCATTTTTTTTGAGCCAGGCACGCACCTGAGCCTGATCGGCTGGCAGCATGGTTTCCCAGGCGGCGCAGTATCGCTCCCAGTCATCCCCCCAGAGCGCCAGCATGGCGCGCTCCAAGCCCTCCGGGGCATCCGTTCCACGAACAGCCGGTGCCGCTTCAAATCCCGCCGCCGCCCCTTTTTTTTGCGGACCAAAACCAGGTGCTGACCCTCCGGGGTTTTGAACCCGCTCGGTGAACAGGCCGGCCCAGTTGTTGGACATAGAGTTCTCCACGCTCTGCGCCACGATCGAGGCGGGAAACCTGAGTTGCTGAGTCAGGAGAGCTGCCCAGCCGCTCTGAGTGTAGCCCTCCCGCCGTTCTCGCTTGTAGCCAAACCACAGCCCCAGTGGGACCGCATAACCTTCAGGCAGATCATCAGGAAACACCGCTTCCGGCAGCTTGCCTGCCTTCCCCCGCTGGCGGGGGTTAGGGGGATTGGATGAGGATAAGGATACAGGATTACGGAGAGCGCGCGCGCGAGGCATTCCGTCTGCATTGCTTTCGCATTGCGCCTGCAATCCATCGGCAATGCCTTCGCTATGCGTCCGCATTGCGTCTGCATTCCATCGCGTTAGGGCTGCTTCCTTCGCCTTCCCGCGTTTCTCATGAGCCTTCATCAGCTCCGCTTCGATTCTTTTTTGAATCCAGCCGTGCGGAGTCGCCTGGAAGAACTGCTCGATCACCGTCATCACCGCCACCTGCTCCGGTTTCGTGAATGCCGCGCAGATCCGGTAAAGCATGGCTTCATCGGCCGGCAGTGCCCGCTCACTCCCATAGCACCAGTCCATGAGCACATTGTAGGCTCCATGCTCCAGCAGGGTCAGGTGCCGCGTGTCTTTGAGATAGTCTCCGATGTGTCGGGTGTAGCTGTGCATTAAAGTCAGTGTTGGGTGTCAAAAGTTGTAGCTGCCGCCTCATCAACCTGAAGAAGCACATCCCTTCGGACGTCAGGCGAGGCGGCAGTCACCCGCGTAGGTGCTGGTGATTTGGGGCGCTTGGGCGCTTTCGATTCAAAGGCCAGACAGAAATCCCGCACCGCCGTCTGCGTGTCTGCCCGCAGGCTGTGGCTCGGCTCCAGTTGCGCGAAGTAGTGCTTCACCTGGCGCAGCACACTGTAGGCATTCACCAGCAGCTCCTCTTCAGGCGTGCATTCAATCGGCTTCGAATCAGGTGTCGTGGCGATCATAGATATGCCTTGTCACTGCGGTTGCCAATGCTGATCGGAGCCCGTTTTTTCCCCGCCGTCAGCCGTTCAAACTCCTCCTCCGTGATCTCCTCCACCGGCCCCAGCGTCCGGCAGTCTGCCTGATTTCCCGCCTTGTTGCGGATGTAGCAAGGTGCCTTCGCCCGCCAGGCCTTCAGCACCGGCTGCCCCTGAAAGTTCGTGTAAGTGATGCGGTAGCATTTCATGGTGTCAGTCATTCCTCTTCAGGTTCACGATCATTCGCCGCCATCTGCATCCGATCCGGCGGCCGTGGCGCTGCCGGTGTTACCGGCAGAAACTCCGCCCGATTGATCCCCGCCGTGAACTCCAGCAGATGCACGCTCGCCTCATCCAGCTCCACGCTGTCCACCTTCCCGCGCAGATCCTTCACCAGATCCCGCATGATGCCGGCCAGCTCGCGCAGCCGCTCGCAATTTGCCTTGGCTTGCACATCGATCATGGCTCACCCCCTTCTTCCAAGTCGGTGGCCGTGTAGTTGGAGCGGAACTCACGAAACGAGATCAGCCCGCGCTTCCAAAGGAACCAGTTGCAGCACTTCAGCACCAGACTGTCGCCCGGCACATCCCGCCACGTCTTGCCACGCCAGGAACCATCCGCATCCAGCGCCCGCACACACGCCGCCGGCAGCCGGTAGATGCGCTGCCGCCGCCCCTCTTTTTTTCGATGGCACAGATTCAGGCCATTCAGTTCGCTTTTCGCAATCATTAGATTGCCCTCCTTTCCATCAAAGCCGCCAGTGCGTGGGCCTCGGCCAGTTTCGGCGGGACGGCATTGCCAATCTGCTTATGGATCATCTCCTCAGTGCGGCCCCTGAACTGGTAGCTGTCCGGGAAGCTTTGAGCCCGGGCGTTCTCCCGCCATCTCAGCATCCGGTAGCCGATGTCGAGGATGCCTTCACCGCCGCCTTCGAGCGGCACAGCGAGACCAAAGCGCGGCTTGCAAGTGACCGTGTTCAAAGGCTCGTCACAGCTCGCGTAAGTGCCAGTGCCGTAGTACTCAATCAGCGTCGGCTGCATGAGTCCGATCGCGCCGC